CTGCGGTTGATGGTTTAGACGCGCATTTGCCCGAATATGATGCCGACTATGCCATGATTGGCGGCGGAACGACTGTGGGCCTGTCGACCATGTGCCTGGCTTACACAATGGGTTACCGCAAGCTGCATCTGTTTGGCTATGACTGCTCGCACCGCAATGCGATGGGTCACGCCTACAAACAGAAAATGAACGACAACGACGTGCTTTGCAAAGTGACGGTGAATGGCAAAGTATTTACCAGCTCGCTAACAATGGCGCGGCAGGCCGAGCTGTTCCCGCAAGTTTGCAATAATCTGATGGATCTCGGGTGTTTAATCACGGTCGACGGTGACGGGCTAATTAAAGAGGTTGTGGCCGATATGCGCCGGAATGCAGTTCCAATGAGCGAGGATGAGAAATACCGCAAAATGTGGTCAATTCCGGCTTATCGTGACACCGCACCAGGCGAATTGATCGCCGAAACCTTTGTTAAGGTTGCCAATATCACAAAAGAGCAGAAAGTGGTGGATTTTGGTTGCGGAACAGGCCGTGGAAGTAAGAAAATACACGAATTGACCGGCGCCACAATGCAGATGGTCGACTTCAGCAACAATTGCCTGGACTCGAATGTGACGTTTCCACTGATCATCGCCGATCTGACAAAGCCCATCGCCGTTAACGGTGATGTGGGCTATTGCACCGACGTGATGGAACACATCGCGCCCGAAAACGTCGATACCGTTATCAAAAATATTATGGATTGCGTCGAATCGGCGTTTTTCCAGATAAGCCTTGTGCACGACAACATGGGTGCGTTGATCGGCCAGCACCTTCATTTGTCTGTTTTTCCCTATTCTTGGTGGTCAGATAAGTTTAAGGAATACCGCATTCTTTGGTCAGATCAAGATGCAATTAACGCAGTCTTTTATGTAAAAAAGGAGATTTAAAAATGGCTATTCCTTCACGCGTTTTGGCTTCAGGTAATTCACCGCTTTCAACAACCAGCATTTGTGGCGACGGCGCCACCGGTCTGGTTGCGGTTGGCAGCACGATTGCTGATGCGCTGCAACTGTCTGCGGTTTGGAACACGATCACCACCAGCGCGGCCAGCACTGGCGTTCTTCTGCCGCCGACCGAAGTGGGCGCGATGATCGGCATTCGTAACGATTCCGGCCAGACAGTAACCATTTATCCAAAATCAGGATCCACGATTAATGCCGGCGCCTCAACGCTGACGGTCGCAACCGCTAAAACCATCATCCTGTTTGCTACCAGTGCGACGACTTGGGCATCGGTTTTGACGGCGTAAAATGACAATTCCCTCGCGGGTTTTGGGAGCCGGTGCCTCTCAGCTTATGACCGTTGCCATTTGTGGCGACGGTGTAGATGGGCTGACGGCTACCGGTTCAACCAGATCAGATGCGTTGCAATTGACAAAGATTTACAACTCGATTGATACGGCAACTGCTGGCACTGGTGTAAAACTGCCGCCCACACAAATGGGCGCAACGATTTACATTGCAAATTCCGGCAATAGCACAATCAATGTTTATCCGTACGAAGCCGCAACAACGGTTAATCAAACTACATCGGCATCCATTCCCAAAGATCACACCAGTATACTTTTTGCGGTGACAAATGCCATGTGGTACAGCATCAACGGCACCAAAACTTAATCCCCACAGGAGAAATTAAAATGGCTTTAGATAGCGACATTCAAAACGCAGATTCGCACCTTCACGTTGAGTTTTACCTGAACGAGGACGGCGAATTTAAGGCAAATCCGAAAGAGTTTGTGCGGATCATTGTGCCGGGTGACAAAACCAATGTCGTTGATCAGCCTGTGCGGGAGGATCACAAAGAGCGTTTTCCTCGTCAATACCTTTACTGGAAGATGCAGAACACCGACGCCTCGGCTATCGGCACGCCGCTGTCGCAATGGCACACAGACACGCCCGAAGAATTTAATTCTCACCAGATGGCCGAGCTGCAAATCTTAAAATTCCAGACTGTCGAACAAATCGCCACTGCCACCGACGCGCAATTGCAGCGCATTGGCATGGGCGCGTCAGGATTGCGCGAGAAAGCGCGGTTGTATCTGACAAACAAAAACAAAACACAGAACGACACCGAATTGGAAGAAACTCGCGCCCAGCTCAAACAATTGCAAGAACAAATGGCCTCCCTGATGGAAACCCGCAAGCCGGGGCGACCGCGCAAAGAGGTTGAGGCCGCTTAGAAAGGTTGAATTATGTCAAGCACGATGTTGCAGCTTGTGCAGCAGGTCACAAACGAATTAGGGGTTTCAACGCCTGCATTTGTTGCCGGCAACTCTAACCAGGATGTGATTCAAATTCTGGCGCTAATGAACGCCACCGGCTATGAGCTGCTGCGCCGGCACAACTGGCGTGCGATGACAAAGCAGTATGGTTTTTATACTGAATATTTGACCACAACCGGAACTTGGACGACCGCAGCGCGAACAATTACCGGAATTCCCAGCACTGCGGGTTTGGATACAACTTATCAAGTGCAGGGCACTGGCATCAATCAGAACACGTATATCGTGTCGGTTGATAGCGCGACGCAGGTTACGGTAAATCAAGACTTTGCCGCGGCCAGTGGCACTGATGCCACTGCTTATTTCCAGAAGATCCGCTACGATCTGCCCAGCGATTACGAGGCTCTCGTGCCTCGTACTATGTGGGATAAATCCAAGCATTGGGAAATGCTCGGACCTGAGGACGCCCAGCAATGGGAATGGTTGCTTTCAGGCTATATCAGCACCGGACCGCGCATTCGCTGGCGCCTGTTGGGCAAGTATTTCCAGATTTGGCCTGGTATGTCTACCGCAGAAAGCCTCGGGCTAGAATACCGCAGCAATGGCTGGGCAGAAGCGGCCGACGGCACCGTCAAGACTAGCTTTACGGTTGATACCGACACCACAATATATCCAGATCGCCTGATGGTTCTGTCAACAAAACTCAAATATTTTGAGGCCAAAGGTTTCGACACCACAGCAATGTATCGGAACTATTTGATGGAGCTAGAGGCCGCAATGGCGTTGGATATGTCAAGTGCGAATCTGAGCTTTGCGCCGCGCCCCGGCACCGTGTTGATCGGTTACGACAACATACCGGACTCGGGCTATGGCCCGAATTAATCAAATGGTGCAGCGGTCTGCTGCTCGCGTGGCGTCGATTCCGGCGCCCGTTGGCGGTTGGAATGCTAGAGATTCCATTGCAAACATGGATCCGCTGGATGCGGTGCAATTGGTTAATATGTTTCCGACCGTCAGCAATTGCGTGTTGCGTGGCGGTGCGGTTGAGCACGCCACCGGGATGAGCGGTCAGGTTCAATCGTTAATGGTTTATAACGGCGCCGCAACTGAAAAAATGTTTGCCATTGTCGGCACGCCGGATCTGAAAATTTACGATGTAACAACGGCGGGGGCGGCTACCGCAACTAGCGTTACCGGACTCACAAACGCCATTTGGGAATACATTAACATCACCACCACTGGCGGCAATTATTTGTATTGCTGTAACGGTGTTGACAAGCCGCGGCTGTATAACGGCAGCACATGGACCGCAATCGACGGCGCATCTGTGCCGGCCATTACCGGCGTGACGACCACGACGCTATCCAACGTGACGCTGTTTAAAAATCGTTTGTGGTTTATTCAAAAAGACACGCTCAAGGCGTGGTATCTGCCGACCAGCTCAATCGGTGGCGCTGCACAGGTTCTCGATCTGTCGGCCATTGCCAAACAGGGCGGCCACCTGGTTGATCTGGACACGTGGACGATTGACGCCGGCTATGGGGTTGACGATAACCTTGTATTTGTGACATCCAACGGTGAAATTATTGTTTACCGCGGCACCGATCCGGCTAGTGATGCCACGTGGGCGCTTGCTGGCGTTTGGAGTATGGGAAGCCCGATCGGCAACAGAGCAATGTTGAAATGGGCGGGTGATCTGTTAATTTTGACGTATGACGGTTTGATGCCGATGGCGCAATCGTTGCAATCCTCGCGCCTTGATCCCCGCGTTGCACTGTCAAACAAGATTCAGGGGGCCATTACAAAGGCCACAACGCTGTATGGCGGCGATCACGCGGCAGTAGGCTGGCAAGTGGTCTACAGTGCCAAAAATAACGCTGTATGGATCAATGTGCCTGTTGCAGAGGGGCAGCAGGAACAGTATGTGATGAACACCATCACAAAAAGCTGGTGCCAGTTTCAAAATTGGGATGCTAATTGCTGGGAAATATTTAACGACGATCCGTATTACGGTGGCTTGAACACGGTTTACAAGGCTTGGTCAAACACTTATACCGATCCCGACAGCAGCAACATAACCAGCAACGTTTTGCAGGCATTTAACTACTTTGACAGCCGCGGCGTAAAAAAGTATTTCACCAGAGCGCGGCCGAGTTTGTTTACCGACGGATTGCCTCAAATATTAATTGGCATGAACGTAGATTTTGACATTGAGGACAATACCGCACCATTGTCTTTTTCCGCTAATTCTGGCGGGTTGTGGGATCTTGGAACTTGGGATAACTCGTTGTGGGGATCTGGTTTGCAGATTACAAACAACTGGCAAGGCGTGACCGGAATAGGGTATTGCGCTGCCATTCAATTTAAAAGCGCATCTAGTGGGCTGCAAATTGAATGGGCATCGACTGACGTGGTATTTCAGGCCGGATGGGCAGGCGTATAGCATCGGGGCCGGAAATCGGCCACTGGGTTGCACAACGTGTTGACGGTGGCTTTTTTGAGGGCCGATCGGTTGCGTTAGGGTTAAAACGAGATGATCAGATTATTGCAGGCGTCATTTATGAGAACTGGAACCATCAAACAATCTGGTGCCATTTTGCCATTGAGGGGCAACTGACGCCGGCCTATTTGGCGGCAATATTTGATTATCCGTACAACATCTGCCAAGTGGAAAAAATCATTGTGCCGGTCGGCAGCGACAACGAAAAAAGCGCAAAAGTGGTGACAAATATGGGATTTACAGAAGAAGGCAGGATCAAAGAAGGGCGCCCAGCGGGCGACATTGTGTTTTACACGCTGCGCCGTGATGACTGCCGGTTTTTAAATGAACGCTACAGCAAAAGGATAAATCATGGGTAAATCGTCACCATCAGCACCGCCGCCACCCGATTACGCAGGGGCCGCGACAGCGCAAGGCGCGGCCAATTTGGAAACTGCCAAAGCGCAAGGCCGAATGAATAATCCGAACGTTGTCGGGCCGCTCGGCAGTCAAACCGTTACTTGGGGCACGCCGACGTTTGATCAAGCCGGTTACGATAAAGCGGTTGCAAGCTATTCAAGTCAGCCTCAACGAGGCGCACAACCAACGCCAGATCAATTTCAGATGGCGACCGGTAGCGACGACAGCGGCACAACTTACGGTCCTGATCAAAACGCTTACGCCAAAGCTATGACCGATTGGGCAAATTCGGGCGTTGCTGGCGCAGCTCCAACCCGTGAACAATTCACAACAAACACAAATGCCGATCAGGCAACCATTACTCAAAAGCTGACGCCAGAAGCACAGGCTACCCTAGACGCACAGCAGCGCGTACAGCGGGCTTTGGCGGGTTTGGGTGAGCAGGGTATAGGAACAGCACAAAGCGTGCTGGGGAACGCGTTTAATCCAAACCTGCCCGGTATTCAAACAGGGGTTGGCAATGCTGGCCAAATCTCGCAAGCGCCCGATTTAAGCCAATACGGCCAAGCGGGCAGCAACATTAACGCGGGTCAGATCTCGCAAGCGCCCGATCTTGGCCAATACGGTCAAGCGGGCGCAAATGTAAACGCGCAGGGCGTGAACTATGGACCGCGAGCCGGTCAATATGGCATGGCGCGGGGTGGTCCGGGTGCCGGTCAATATGGTTACGCACAAGGCGGTTTGAATACCAGCAACGTGGCGGCAATGCCTGTTAATGCGGGCATGACCGGCCAGCAAGCGATTATGAATCGTTTGGCGCCGCAACTTGAAAGGTCGGATGCAGCAACGCGTCAAAGGTTGATTAATCAAGGTCTGGTGCCGGGTGGCGAAGCATACGAAAACGCCATGATTTCTCAAAACCAGCAAAAGAACGATTTGCTCTCGCAAGCGGCGTTGCAAGGCATTGGCCTGGACACGGCGGCAAACGCTCAAGGGTTTGGCCAGGCGTTGCAGGCTGGTCAATTTGGTAATCAAGCCGTGGCGCAGAATTTTGGTCAAGGGCAGGCCGCACAGCAAGCGCAAAATGCGGCTGTTGGGCAAAATTTTGCACAAGGTTTGTCTGCCCAGCAAGCGCAAAACGCAGCTGCACAACAACTTTACAATCAGTATATGGGCGTGCAGGGATTGCAGAATCAGGCCGTAGGCCAGAATCAGCAAGCTGCACTAGCACAACAGCAAGCGGCACTTGCTGCCCAGCAGCAAGGGTTTGGCCAGCAGGTCACGCAGCAGCAGCTTGGCAATCAGGCTGTCAGTCAGAATCAACAGGCCGCATTGCAGCAACAGCAAGCCGCATTGGCCGCGCAGAATCAGCAATACAATCAGCTTTTGCAGGGCGCACAATTTGGCAATACAGCCCAGCAGCAAAGTTTGGCGCAGCAGCTTGCGCTGCGGAATCAACCGTTAAACGAGATTTCCGGCTTAATGAGTGGCTCGCAAATCCAAATGCCGCAGTTTCAAGGCTATCAAGGCTCAAATGTGGCGCCGGCACCAATATTTGCAGGGGCGCAGGCAGCAGGACAGTCTGCGATGGACCAGTATGGTATTCAATCCTCAAACGTCAACGCGCAGAATGCCGGGCTTTATGGATTGGCAGGCACTGCGGCAACTGGCGCCATGATGTTTTCAGATCCGCGCTTAAAGTCTAATGTTATCCGCATCGGCACGCATCCGTTTGGGGTTGGCGTTTACGAATACGACATATTTGGCAACAGAGAGCGCGGCGTGATGGCTGATGAAGTTGAGGCCGTAATGCCCGAGGCCGTAGCGTTGCATCCAAGTGGCTATAAGATGGTCAATTATGGGATGATTAATTAAATGAATTCTTCCTACAATTTCAATCCCGACGACAAGCGTATGCAGCTCGCTGCGCTGCTGCAAGATCCGACGCAACCTTATCAGAAGTATCGCGGGCCGTTGGGTACGCCTGCGGGCGGCGGCGGCATGAATGACATGATGATGAAGATGATGCAGAAGAAAGCCGGAACGCAACCCGTCGCCCCCGTTGTTGATCGGTCTGCGTCATACGATCCAAATTCCCAAAACTTTACGCCGTCAAATTACTAAGGGCGAAAAATGGCTAACGAATTAGTTAATTTCAATCTGCCCAGCCCATACCAGGCTGATTTGGCAAAACTTGCCCAGCAACAAAAGATGGCCGAGCTGCTACAAGCGCAATCCATACAGCCTACAGAACGTTATAGCTATAAGGGCATAGAGGCACGCACGCCAGCGACCGCAGGGCTTGCGAAGATCCTGCAAGCGATGGGTGGGGTTTATTTGCAGAAACAGGGGCTTGAGGAACAGAAAGCGCTGGGAGAAAGGTATCGTGCAGATCAATCTGCTGATTTTACCAATCTTGCAAAAATGCTATCCGCGCCTGCTGTTGCTGGTTCTGCGGCTGTTCCAGAAAGATTTGCTGAACCGCCAATGATACCGACCGATGACGAAGGCAATCCCATGCCAGGCGTATCGGCCGCGCCTGCAATGCCTGCTGTTGCATCGCGCAGAGCTGGACAAATTGATCCTGAAATGATTGGACAATTTAAAACGCCAGAAACGCAACAAATGGCAATGGCGCAACTGTTGGCACAGATTGGTCCTAAAACTCCAATTAAAGCATCTGCTGGCGATGTATTTTTTGATGCACAAGGTCGGGAACTTTTCCGCGCACCAGACAAAAAAGAATATGGCACGACGCCATCATATGAAAAAGATGATACAAGCCCGACTGGTTATGTTGCGGTTTTGTATGGAAAAAATGGCGATCGCAGAGTGGTGGGGCCAGCAAACCCAATGAATCAATTTACAACAGGAAGTGTTGACGCACAGGAAAAACTTGCACAAGATCGTGCAATATCAGATCGAAACTTCAACCAATTGAATGCTAATCAACAAGCACAATTGAAAAATGAAGCGGCCAGACTAGGCATTAGCGCAGAGCAATTGTTTTTTGATACAGGCGTTCGCGCTGGTGGCGCTGCAATGCCGCCTGCTACCGGCCCAAGTTATTTGCCTGTGCCTGCTGCCGCAGGGGTCGCGCCTGCTGTGCCGGGTATGCCGCCAGCAGCTCGGCCTGTTGGTCAACCTGTGCCTGGTGCCGCGCCTGTGCAAGCTGCACCGCGTATCGGCATGGCGCCAACTCGTCCTGCTCAACCAACTGTTGCGTTTGCACCTAATGCGGTTGGGCCTACTGGTCAAGCTGTGCAAGCAAATCAAACTAATGTTATTCAAACCGCCGCCGGTCCTGTTCAATTAAGTGGGAAAGAACGTCAAAAATTAGCGGTTGCGTCACTTGAAGCGCAACAAAAGAAAGAACAAGGAATGTCTGGTCTTGGTGAAACCATTACTGAAGCCCGACAAATATTGACTGGCACAGATCCATTAACCGGAACGCCTGGACAAAAACCATTGCCTACTGCCAGCGGCGCCGGAAGTCTTGTCGATTATTTGGGAAATATTGTTGGCGTAGCACCTAGAGGGCAAAACGAAGCAAAACGACTTGAGGTTGTTGCTGCAATATTGACATCAAAAGTGCCTAGAATGGAAGGGCCGCAATCTGATAGAGATGTTGAACTTTACAAACAAGCGGCTGGTAATGCTGGCAATTCTGGTTTGCCAATTAGCACCAGACTTGCTGCATTAGATACCATGCAAAAACTTTATGGCAAATATGAGCGTTTCAACGCGCCCGCAGCAAATCAGCAAACGCAATCACCGCAATCAAATCAGCGTAGATACACGGTGGATTATTAAATGGCTTACGAGATCGAAACAAAAGACGGCATTGTTATCAGGAATATTCCAGATAACATCAAGCCCGATGATCCTAGCGTAAAAGCAAAAGTCACTAATGCGAGACAAGCCCGCATGGCAGAGCAGGGCGCAACTGGTGAGCAACTTTCTGCGCCCGGCATCAATCCAACTGAGGGCATGAGCACTGGACAGCGTTTTCTAGCAGGAACAGGCAAAGCATTTTCTGACATTGGCCGCGGCGTTGGGCAGCTTGTTGGCGCTGTTCCGCAATCTTCTGTTGATGAATCGGCAAGGCTGGATAAGCCGTTAATGAATACCGGCGCAGGTATGGCCGGTAATATTGTCGGAAACGTGGCCGCACTGGCGCCCACTATGATGATCCCAGGTGCTAACACAATGGCCGGCGCCACAATCGGCGGCGGCTTGCTGGGCGCCGCGCAGCCAGTCGAAACAGGGCAATCAAGAACGCAAAATATTGGAACTGGCGCATTAGGGGGTGCTTTAGGTCAAGGTGTTGCTAATGTGATCGGCCGCGTAATCCGTCCTGTGCAGTCGCAGCTCACGCCAGAAATATCCGCATTGGCGTCTAAAGCTGAAAATGTTTATGGCATTCCTTTGACCGCAGCAGATAAAACAGGATCAAGACCGTTAAAAATTATTGAATCTGTTTTAGATCAATTGCCTTTAACCGCAGATCGTCAGGCATTGGCAAAAGAATTGCAACGATCTGCATTCAATAAAGCTGCGCTTGAAACAATTGGCGAATCTAGCACTAAGGCAACGCCGGAAGTGCTGAATGCGGCACGCACAAGGATTGGCGAATCGTTTAATGATCTATCGGGCAGGAATACTGTAACGCTTGCCGATGATTTTCTTGATTCATTGATAAGCATTGAAAGCGGCATTAATCCGTTTACCAAGCCAGCAGTGCGTGAAGCGATAGACAAAGGGCTTGAACTTGCAACGCAGAAAACAATTAGCGGCAAGGACTACCAAAAGATCAGATCAACGCTCGGCAAACAAGGGAATGATGCGTTTGCCTCTGGCAACAGCGAACTGGGTCAAGCCTTAAAATCCCTTAAAGCTGGACTGGATGAT